CGAGTTTCAGATGGTGGAATTCACGCAGACCATCAAGAACTTCTCTGAGCCGTTCAAGGATCTTGTCTCGCTGGCGACTGAGCACAAGGTAAGGCACGGGAACCATCCGGTTCTGAGGTGGAACGCGGCGAACTGCGTAGCGTATGAAGACCCAAACGGGAATATACGACCTGACAAGAAAAATTCAATCGACAAGATTGATGGAATCGTGGGAATGATCATGGCTCATGCGCTGGCAATGCAGGAGCGGGTAGACGAATCTGGAGGATTTTTGCTGGCATGAACGCATTAACGCAAATTAAAAACGCTCTGACTAGCATCTCTGCGCCGGCGCAATGGCTCATAGATTACGTGGGAGGCGGCAGGACCGACTCTGGGGTGAGGATAGACCACTATACATCGCTGACAATTCCTACAGTCTGGCAGGCTGTGAAGGTGATTTCCGGCGATGTGGGGCAGCTTCCATTGTCACGCTACCGGACAGACTCCGAAGACGGACGTATCCACGACAAAGACAACCTGATGGAGATCAGGCCGAATAAATCAATGACGCCTCTAAAGTTCAAAGAGACTTTACAGGCCCACGCTTTGATTCTTGGCAATGGCTACGCGCTGATTAACCGAACATCGCGACGCGGCAGGATCGGTGAGGTTTATATTCTGGACCCGCGAACGGTAACGCCAGAGCACAACAGCCAGAACGAGCTTGTTTATACACATCGGGACATCAAGCCGGACGGCGAGGTAGTTACGAAGACTTACCGTGCTGAAGACATCCTGCATATCAGAGGTCTTGGATATGACGGGCTGTTAGGGTATTCAGTCGTAGCACTGGCGGCGGAATGTTTCGGAATGGCGAAAGCTGCCGAGAACCACGGCGCGACATTCTTCAAGAACTACGCAACGCCACAAGGGATTCTGAACTTCCCTGGCGGCAAACCCAAGCAGGAGACGGTCGAGCAGACCCGCGATGACTGGACCAGAATGCAAAGCGGCGACAATAAGCATAAGGTCGGTATGCTCTGGGGTGGTGCTGAATTCAAACCACTGGCATTCACGAACGAGGAAGCACAGTTCCTGCAATCCCGCGAGTTTCAGCGCACTGAGATTGCCTCGTGGTTTAATCTCCCGCCACACAAGGTAGGTGATCTCAGTCGCGCTACATTCACGAACATTGAGGAACAGAACCGCGATTACCTCACGACTTCGCTGATGTACTGGCTTGTTACGTGGCAGGAGGAATGCACGGACAAGCTCCTGACCGACCAGCAGAAGAATCAGGGGTATTACTACGAGTTCAACACCGCTGCACTGCTGAAAGGCGACACACAGAGCCGCTTTGAAGCCTACGGGAAGGCGATTCAGGACGGCTGGTTGAATAGAAATGAGGTCAGAATTAAGGAAAACATGAACCCTGTAGACGGTCTGGATGAGTATCTGGTTCCGTTGAACATGTCTGCGGTGGGATCTGAGGAGGAATTCAGCAACGACACCACACAGGAAGAAAGCTCCGACATCATCGAGGCGGCTGTGACCGGCCTTGTACGCATGGAAGGTAACCGGATTGTAAAGACATCAGAGACGGCGAAGAACTTCACAGAGGCTGTTGACAAGTTTTACGCTCAGTTCGCTGACAAACTCTGGGAACTCATAGAGCCAATGGGCGCAACTGTGGCGACCCTGGACGCATACATTGACAAATCTAAGCATATCTGGTCAGAGATCGCAGGAGGATGCACACAGAGCGAGCTGACGGCGGCTGTTGAGGACATAAACGGCGAATGGTCGAAAAGGGCAAACGAATTAACCAGACTTATTATCGAGGATCGAAATAATGAGAAAGAAGCTGACACTCCCGAAGGTGAATGACAACCGGCACAAGCCAGAGAACCTGGAACTTGAGAAGATCGGAGAAATCCACAACAAGGCAACCAATACCATCCACATTAACGACGAGATTGATTCATGGTTTGGAATCTCAGCCGATGATGTGAAGAATGCCCTATCTGATCTGGATGATTCGCAGCCGTTGCGGGTGGTGATCGACTCTCCCGGTGGTTCGGTGTATGAGGCAATCAGCATTCACAACCAGATTTCTGAATGGCCCAGCGAAGTCACTACGCACATTTCGTCAATCGCGGCGTCTTCGGCGTCTGTAATCGCAATGGTGGGCGACCAGCGGACCATCGCAGACAATGCAAAGGTGATGATTCACAATCCATGGACCATCGCAATGGGCAACGCTACCGAGTTCAGAGCACTGGCGAACATGCTGGACAAGACGGCAGACGGTCTGGTTGACATGTACGACCGCAAGACATCGCTGTCACGCGATGAAATCGTGGACCTGATGAACGGCGAGGACGGTGCTGACGGTACTTACATGGACGCTCAGGAGGCTCTGGATGCAGGGTTCGTTACTGAGGTGATCGACACCAGCCGGAAGGACCGTAAAGAGACAAAAGGCACGCCCAGAAAGACTCGGGTGAGAGTTAAACTATTTGCTATTGACACCAATGACAAAACTTGTAAAAATACCTGATAACTAGAGAAATTCTGCATGTGGCAAATTTGCCACATTGAAAAAGGCAACTCATTAGCGGCCTTTTACAACATATTCCATAAGTGCAACTCATCAGCGGCACAAATTCACTTAACTGTGAAGGTGTGTCGCTTTTTTCATGCCTTCACCAAACGATAAGGGTGCAAAGGCATGGCTTTTGAAAAGCAAATTGAGAAGCTGAACGCCTCAATTTCTGCGAAAGAGGAGCAGATTGAGAAGTTCAAAAGCGAAGTAAAGGCGTTTAACGACCTTGCTGACCACGAGAACCGCGACCTGACCGCTGAGGAAGAAGTCGAAATCAATAAGATTCTCGACGAGCAGGTTCCCGAACTTCAGGACAGTCTCGAGAAAGAGATTGAAAGCCTGGAGAAATACGAGCAGCGTGCGGCCTTCGCTGAGGGTGGATCTCGGAAACACGATCCACAGCGGGTCATCGACCTGGAAAAAGAGCGGAATAAGATCGTTGTCCCGGCTCAGGCCCGCAAACACGCGAACCTGAAAGCCTTTAAGGGACCAGACGCAGAGGCAGACGCTTACGCATCAGGTCGCTGGCTGATGGCAACCATCGGGCAGGATGAACAGTCCGCGCTGTGGTGTCGTGACCACGGAATCCAGACGGTCAAGAACGCAATGAGCACCGGCGATAACACGCTTGGTGGTTATACCGTTCCGACACAGATGGAAGTCTCGATCATCGCCCTGCGTGAGATGTACGGCGTGTTCCGACAGAACGCAATGGTTGAAACCATGTCTTCGGACGTGAAAACCATATCGCGTCCCGTTGGTGGTATCACTGCTTCGTTCGTGGGTGAGGGTGAATCCGGCACTTACTCTGATTCACAGTGGAAGAATATTGAACTGGTCTGCCGTAAGCTGATGGCGCTCGCAAAAATGAGCATTGAGCTTTCTGCTGATTCGGTTATCTCAATTGCGGACCAGGTAGCCCGTGATATCGCTTACGCTTTCGCCAAGAAGGAAGACGAATGTGGTTTCTTGGGTGACGGCACAGCGACTTACGGCGGGATCGTTGGCCTGAAGAACAAGCTGTTGACGACCAGCACTTACACGGCTGCAACGGGTAACACCGCTTTCAGCACGCTGGATCTGGCAGACTTCGAAGGCATGGTCGGACAATTACCTCAGTACGCTGAAGCGAATGCTAAGTGGTACATCTCCAAGGTTGGTTATTGGGCATCAATGGCACGTCTGCTGGATGCAGCCGGTGGTAATACCAAGACCGACCTGTCAGGTGCTCCGCAGCTTCAGTTCCTGGGATACCCGGTTGTTATCTCTCAGGTGTTGAACACCACGACCGCAGCACAGACCTCGACTGACGGCCTGTGTTACTTCGGTGACTTGAATATGGCTGCAACCCTTGCCAGCCGAACTGGAATGAGTATGAGCACCAGCAATGAAGTGCTCTTCACCTCTGACCAGATCGCCATCAAGGGAACGCAGCGATTCGGCATCAACGTCCACGAGTACGGCGCAGCCTCTGGCGATGCTGGACCGATTCTGATGCTGTCAACTCCCGGCAGCTAATAAATGACCCGCCGTCAAACACTGGCGGCGGGTTTCTCATAAATCACAGCTTTATCTTGAGGGAACAAAATGATTCCAGCACAGAAAACAAAATACGTTGATATCGGGTTCGGTGAGGCACTGATTGACAATGACAGTCTTACCACTGCCGCTATCGACACAAAAGGATGGGACTACGCACAGGTGTTTGTGCGAGTCGGTACTACTGACATCGCCATGACCGCGCTGAAAATTCAGGACTGCGATACTTCGGGCGGTTCTTACTCGGACGTTACCGGGCTTGTTTACGGTACATCGACCAACATTGCAGGCAGCACTTCAAGCCTGCCAAGTGCAACCGATGACGACACCGTTTTCATGTTCGAAATCGACCTGCGTAAGACTGACCGCTTCATCGACTTGGTAGCCACTAATGGCGACGGTACTGCCGGTGGTTTCCTGTCTGCGTGGTGCATCCTGTCACGCGGGGCAGACTCACCTGATACCGCTACCGAACGCGGAGCAGGCGACATTCTGAGGATCTGATATGAAGGTCAAGTTTTTGCGTGAATGGCGCGGAAACAGACGGGACACGGTCAAGGATTGGCCCGATGGTGCGGCCAATCTCTTGATCTCCCGTGGTATCTGCGCAGAAGTGAAGCCAAAGAAGACCAGGAAGCGTAATGGTAGCAAGCAAGGGCATAGCAAGCGAGTTTGAATTATCAACGGCACCGACAGGACCGGTTGTCGCTGCGTGCGATCTGCGGCGGTATGTGGATCTGTACGACAACGAGGATGATTCATTCTTGGCTGAGCTTGAGAAGATGGCCGTGGAACGCATTGAGAGTGATACACGCCGTCAACTTGTGACTGCTACCTGGAAGCTCTACCTGCCCTGCTTTAGCGATGTGATGCAGATCCGCAAAGCACCGGTGGCATCGGTTACGCAGATCAGATACGTGGACACTGACGGCGAATGGCAGACGCTTTCCAGCTCTGTTTATGAAACATTCCTGCAACGCGAACCGGCAGAAATCCGGCTGGCTTATAACCAGGTATGGCCCGTGGTCCGGCAAAAAGAACAGGCGGTTGAGATCACTTTTACGGCTGGCTATGGGACTGCCGACGATGTGCCAGAGATCGCAAAACATGCTGTCAAAATGATCGT